GGGGCTTTCATGGCTTCGCCACCGCCGAGCCTCTCAATCGCTGGTGGTTTTCTGGTTCTCTTTTGACACCAAAAGAGAACATTAGCCTTAATGCAAAAGTGCTCTGACTTGCGCAGAGCGCAAAACAATTCAGATCCTCATAAACCTCGTCTTGTCCTTCCTCGGATCCATATCCAGCGGGTCGTCCAGCATGGGCGGCGGCGTGGTGTGCTTTGCGGCGCTGATGGGGTTCTCCATCAGCACATACCGGCACTCGTCGTAGATGTGGTCTTCCTGCGTGGTGTCGATGTCCTCCACATTGCTCTCGTCATAGACGAGGTTCGGGATGGTGCGGATGAAGTGCTTGCAGGTGTTGAAGACCTGCAGCATCGGCCTTCCGTCTTCGCCGAAAGCCAGCCGGTAATGAAACTGCATCTTTCCCGCCAGACGGGTGTGGTCGCCGGGCATCCAGTGCAGGAAATTCGGGCTTTTCTCCTGCATGTCCGCGATGCTCTCGCCCCGGCTCTCGTCAAAGATGGCCGGGTCGGCCATGCCCAGGATGACCCGGCCTTTCAGCAGCGGGTCGTTCTGCTCCGCTTCCCGGATCATCCGTGCCTGTTCCATCGGGTCCTTTCTCAGACCCTCGTTGGGTGTGCCGGTGCAGCCGTAAAGCTCCTTGATGCGGTAGAGCCGCCCGCGCTCGTCCGCTGCGTACCACCCCACCGAGAATGGCTTCGAGAAACCGAAGTCGTATCCCCGCCAGATCTTCCAGTGCTCCGGGATGGGGAACGGCTCGATGACGTGGGTCCAGCGCTGGTCCTTGTAGTGGTTCGGGTCGTTCCGCCACTCGGTGAACACCTGTCCCGAAAAGCTGTCCCAGTTTCCGTAGAGCAGTGCCTGCTTTTCGGCCTCCGGCAGCGAGGCCAGTGTGCCGATGTAGCCCGGGTCGTTTTCCAGCAGCGCCGGATTGTCAAAGACGGTGGACGGGATAAAGATGCGGGTGCGCCGCCGGGTGATCTCTTTCCCTTCCGGCGCTTTTACCTTCACCAGCTGCACCATCCGCGTCCCGGCCGGCGCCGGGCTGATAAACCGTGCCTTCACCCAGCCATGCCCTACGCCGCCGGGGTTTGCCGTGGCCCGGATGTACACCCGGGTGCCGGGGCCGCTGGGGCGGTTGCGGCTCATGACATAGCTGTATTCGTCCCAGGTAAAGTGGGTCAGCTCGTCCACGCCGATAAAGTCGAAGGCTTTGCCCTGATAGTTGTACTTGTCCTGCGCATGGTTCAGGCTGCCGAAATAGATCTTCGCCCCGCTGGGGAAGGTCCAGCAGTGGCTGGAGCCGTTGTACCGCGCCCTCGGAAATACCGGCTTGTAGTACCGCATGGTCTTGTCGATCAGCTCCGAAAGCTGCGGGTAAGTCTTGCGCAGGATGAGCGCCCGGTAGTGGGGGATGTGTACCTGCCGCAGCGCCTCGATGATCAGCGCGTCGCTCTTCCCGCCTCCGGCAGCTCCGCCGTACAGAGCCTCGTCCTCGGTGCGGGCCATAAAAGCTGCCTGCCTCGGCTGCGGCGACCAGATCACCGGCCGTCCTTCGTGCCTTTTTTTCTCCATTCTGTCCGCCTCCCCTCTGTCGCAAGGCCCGGTGCTTCACGCCCCGCCAAGCTCTTCTTGTCTCGCTCAGACTTCCCCGGTCTGCCAAAGGCTATCGGGTTGCGGCTCCCAGCGGTCATTTCGCTGCCGCTCATGCCCTGCTGGCCGCTGCCCCAACAACTCCTCCCTGTTTCCGCCACTGGCGGCGGTCGTCATCGTTGCCCCTCTGGGGGAGCTGTCGGCGCAGCCGACTGAGAGGGCTACTCCACCATCACCTCCGCCCCTGTTTCCTCCCGGCCCTCGGCCCCGATCTCCACCAGCGGCGGGGCATCGCCCTCGCTCTGGCTCTGGCCGGGTACCATTGCCGCGGCCTTTTCGGCCACGGTCATCAGCACGGTGGCCATGGCGGCTGCATTTTTGTCGCTCATCACGCGCTCACCGTACCGCTCCAGCTGAGCGTCCAGCAGCTTTCGCTCCTCGCTGTCCAGCTGCCGGTCATAGCTGTCCTCGGCAGCGTACAGCACCAGCCCCGTCTCCGTGGCGTCCGCCAGCTCCTCGGCGTCGCTCTTGAGCAGTGTGCCTACCGCAAAGCAGCGGGCGCGGGTGTCCTCGTCCAGCTTCCGGTGGAGCTTGGCCCGTACCTGCGCGGCCCGCTGGCTCTCGTCCACACGGCTCTGCAAATAGCTCACCTGCGCCCTCGCCCCGAGGCTGGCCCGGATCGCGATTTCCCGCGCAGCAGCCTGCCGCTCTTTTGCAAAGGCGTCGCTCCGGCCGGCTTCCTCGGCCATCCACGAGCGGATGGTGCTCTCCGGTACGCCGTACCGCCGGGCTACCGCACAGATGGATCCAGACGACAGCATGGCCATCAGCACCTCGGCCCGCACCTTCGGCGGGTACTTCCGCCCCCGCTGGGAGCCCTTTACCGTGTTTTTGCAATATGCCCGCTTGGCCACCGCTCTGCCTCCCCTCTGTAGTTCTTCCCTCCCAGTCTACCGCCGCCGGAAAAACAAAACTACTGCGGACATTTTGCCCGCAGTAGTTTCTTGTATGGCAAACAGGCCGGGTCTCCCCAGCCATCCTTCGAGAAAGGCTCCCCTCGCCAGGGGAGCTGCTTTGCAGCGCCGCCGTCAGGCGGACTGCAAGGCTGAGAGGTTTTCCTCTCACATCAGCCCTGCCGCCGCCGCATACACCGCAACGGTGCTCAGTGCTTCCAGCTCCTTGTGGTAGTAGGTCGTCCGCCCGATGTGCAGCTTCGCCACCACCCGCTCCTCCGGCATCCCGTCCAGATACCGCAGCTGTAAAAGCCGCCTGCATACCGGGTCTTCGGCCTCGTAGTAGTCCATCGCCAGCGCGATCACGCCCGCCCAGCCGCTTTTTCCCTGTCCACAAGCCCGCAGCTCTGCCCGCACCCGTCGTTTCTGCTCCCTGGTCAATCCCTCGCCGCCTTTCTTCGCGCGCGTTAAAACGCAAAATACCGGTACTTTGTCTGTCAGGTGCGAACTTTCGCACCCTCCCGCTTTACCATCACCACATAGCAGCGCAGCTCGTCTGCATCCCAGCCCTCTTTTTCGTCGCCCGGCGCGTCCGGCTCCGGCACGACGCACCGCACAAACCTCCAGCCCGGGTATCTCTGCTCCCACCAGTAGGCGTTGTCCTTGCAGTCGGTGCAGCCTTTGCGCAGCTGCTTGCGGCTCCATCGGGTGTCGTTGGGGGCGTGCTCCACCGGCAGTGTCAGATTCCGCGTCTCGTACCACCTCATCTGTCCGTGCTTCTCGAAGTAGGTGATCAGGTCATCCAGCCTGTTTTGCAGATTTAACCGGTCAGCATTGGCTGTGCCGAGGCTCTCCACGCTGCCGTCCGGCCAGCGCATGGCCCACTTGTCCTCCAGCAGCTGCCGGAACTCCGCATTCTGCCGCATGGTCAGTCCTTTGCACTCCACCAGCAGATGATGGTGGTACCGCCCGCTCTTCCGTCCGCAGCCGGTCAGGCCCATGACCCGCAGCTCCATGTCTGCGCCGTACAGCTTTGCGATGGCAGCCTTCACCCGGCGGATGTAGTTGCGCAGATCCCGCTGGGCCTGCTCCATGCTCTCCGGCAAAAAGGTGTCTATGTAGGTCAGCGTCAGGTAAAACCCCAGCACGGTAAAGTTGGCGTTGGCTTTCTGTACCCTCCAGCGGTGGGAGTGCTGGGCGTTCCGCTTCTTCTGCCGCTCGCTGCTGGGTCTTGTCTTCTTCCGACGCTTGGCCTTGTGCTCCTCTGGCGTGATGGGGTAGAGGTCCACCTCCATGTATCCCTCTCCGCAGAGCGTCCTCTTCTCCCGGGTGTAGGTCTGCTTCATCTTGTACCCTCCTGCTGCCTTGAGCTGGTAGTGTAGTTTTCTCTTCCGTGGTCATCACCGTCACAGAAATAACGGGTATACTAGCTCCCCAAAGCGCCCGCCCGGACGCTTTATTTAAGAGAGGTTTACCTCTATATAAACCGATATGCCTGCCGCCGAGCTCCCTCGGCAGCACCCATCTCGCCTTATATTTTTGTCGAAGACGCCCCCGATGGTTTTCCATCGGGGGCTTACCTGTCTGTATTTTTATGGCCTCGCCGGCTTTCCAGCCGCCGCCCAGTAGCCGTAGGTCAGCTCCGGTCGGCCCTCTTTTTTGGCGATGGCGTTGTAGGTCATCAGGTCGTGGACGTCGTAGTCCAGCGGCGTCGGGTCCTTGATCCGCCGCAGCACCGGCAGCTTCGGCTTTTTGCTCTTCGGCTTGGGCGGCTTTTCGCTCCGGGCATTGTGCGTACTGACCTGCCGCACCTCTTTTCGGCAGGTCATTTTTGCGATGCCGCGCTTTATGCAGCGCCCGCCCTGCTGGTTGTAGGCGTAGTAGGCCCCGTTGTCGTCGCCAAAGACGCCCGTCTCCCACAGCTCCCGGGATGTACCCTCGCCCATTACGTTTCCGGCTGCATCGTAGCAGGTGTAGACATTCATCATCCGGCCTTTTTCTCCCCGCCGGGGGCTGTCCTCCGGATGCAGCAGCTCGCTGCTGATGTTGTACTTCCGGCCCATCGTCCGGTTGTTCTCGCGCTTGGCCCACTCGCTGGTGTGGTAGCCCCTCGGCACGATGCCGCTGGCCTCCAGCTCTCCGGCCGTGCCTTTTGCAAGGACTTCCCCGGTCCGGTAGTCCCTTACGGTGTAGAGATTCGCTTTGCCCATGTACTCTCCTTCAGCTGCGCCATCGCAGCAGCAGCCTTTTCTTCCAGCTTCTTTTCGCTCAGGATCCGCAGGCCGCCCTTCCCGGCCCGGCGTCCCAGCTCCTGCATCACGGCCCGCTTCATGAACTCTTGCTTTTGCTTCTCGTAGTCCCGCTCGCTCTGCCGGACCCGGTCCTCGTCCGGCTGATTCTCCACCATGATGTCTTCCTTCAGCGCAGCCTGCGCACACCGGCGCAGATGCTCCATCGCCACATCCAGCCCGTCCGCGTGTCCTTCTTCGTTCACCTGCCGGTAGTTGGCCAGTGTCTCTTCTTTCAGCCGGTTCAGCCGCCCGGCGCCGAAGCCCAGCTCGTCCATGCAGGCCTTGGCGCACAGCGTCCAGACCATGCTGGCCGCCACGTTGCCCGCCATCCGCAGCTGCTCTTGCCGCCGGGTGCGGGGGCTGTGCAGCACCGGCACCCGGAAATCCGGATCCACGCCCTCCGGCATCCAGTTGCATCGCAGCGCAAGGCTTTCGTCCGTCGAGGGCATCCCCCGCTCGTTCGCTGTCATGGCCACATCCAGGCTCTCCTGCCCCAGCTTTTCCGCCCGGGCCAGGATCTTGTTCAGCCGCGCCGCGCCAACGCCGAAGCTCTGATGCAGCGCGATGAGGATGCACCACCTCGTCATCTCCGCCGTTCCCTCCCGCGTCAGATCAAGCTCTGTCGTGAGGCTCATTTTGTTTTTCTTCATGTTCGTACTTCCTTACGCACTATGCCTGTCGTTCTCCTCTTCCGCCCCGCTCTGGCTCCTGAGCTTGCGGCAGTACCGGCGCATCTGCGCCTTTTCAAACTGCTCGATCTCAAGCCCCCGGCCATAGCCCCAGCAGACAATGCCGCCGGCGGCCATCAGCACGGTCAGGATGGCCGCGCCCGTCCAGCTGCCCACGGCGTCGAAGGTGATGCTGTCGCCCACCCCCGCCGCGCCGATGAGCAGCGCAGTGCCGGTCAGGTAAAGCACCTGTATCTTCATTTTCATTGCAATTCTCCCTTCTCTGTGGTAAAATCATTCTGGTGATAGGCCCTTCAACCTGTCACTCGGAAGCTCGTCGGTGTTCCAGCACCGGCGGGCTTTTTGTTTTTCGGAGCCTTCCTGGCGTTCCGCTGGCAGATCTCCATGGCCTCCTGCCGCTGCTCCAGCGCTGCGTTCTTGTCGATGCGCCACAGCCTCGGCCCTTCTTTGTGGGCGGGCAGCTCGCCCCGCTGACACATCCGCCGCACCGTCTTCGGGCAGATGCCCATCAGCTCGCCGTATTGTGCCACGGTCAGATACGCGGGCAGCTGCCTTGCGTCCCACACCTTCGCCTTCCGCATGGTCATCCTCTCCTTACAGCCACTCGCTGCAAATGGTGTCGGCCACGTGCTTTGTAAACCCTAGCAGCTTGTCGCCCCGCTGGAACATCAGCACGGCAGCGCCCACGATGGGCTGCTTGCCGTTCTCCGTGACGTCCGCCGGGGCAAGCCGCGTGGCCTTCTGGTTCGCGGCCTTGCACTTCAGGCGGCCGTCCTCGTCCACCAGCAGCACCAGCCGGTCGGCCTCCTCCCGCGCCCAGGTGGCGTCCAGTGCCGACGGCACGGTCTCCACATATCCGCTCACCAGCTTCTGCAGGGTCTCCAGCTTCGCGCCGTCCCCCTCGTCGCACTTGAGCACAAAACTCCGGTTCTTCGCCGGGATCACGATAATGTAACGGTTCATTTTTTTACTCCTCCTTATTGGCATATCCGGCCTTCTCGGCCTTCTCCACACTCACATCGTCGAACGCCCCTTCCATCGCCAGCAGCACCCGGCGCTGTGCCGTGGGTCTCAGCCCCGCCCGCCGCATTGCGATCAGGCAGTAGCCCATGCAGGCCACATTGCTCCACGGCCCGTTCAGATTCTTCAGCATTTCGTCCATCTTTTCCTCCTCCCTCACGCACTCTTCGGCGGGTCAGTTGTGAAAATCTCGTGAAGCTTAATGGTACTTTACGACACTTTGCGTCCCTTTGATGGAATCATCGGTACTCTGTGGGAAAATAGCTCGTTTGCCTTTTTGCCGCCAGCCCCTTATACTGTCAATATCTCGACAGAAAGGGGGTCATTCCATGGCAAATTTAAAGCAGACCAGCAAGGCCGTCGCAGGCAAGGCGTCTTCCATTTTGCGCGATAAACGCTATGGCTCTAAAGTAAAGAGCGTTGCTGCCAGCGCCTTAGCACAGACCAGACCGTCCAAGTCCAGCAAGAAAAAGTAATCCTTTTCCCTTTGGGCACCTGTGCTGCAACACAGGTGCTCATTCTTCTTCAAACAGGTAGTCCAGTGTACGGCCTTCGAATACCGCCTGAATAGCTTTTGCTTCCCGCAGAGTAAATTGAGTCCGGCCATTCATTTTGTCATTCATCGAGCTTTCCGAGATCCCAATGTACGCCGCCAGCCCTCGCTGGCTGTAGTGATGCTTCTTCAGCTCCACCACCAGATTTGCAAACATCTTTCCTCCTCCCTCACGCACTCTTCGGCGGGTCAGCGGCTTGTCCGCTTTCCCGCTGCGTGATACAATCCTTTCAGAAAGGTTGTGTTTCTCATGTCGATTGACATTATTACTGCCCTCGCGGCCATTGCATCGTGTATCATTTCTGCCGTTAACCTGTACTCCACATATCGCTTGACCAAGTACACCGTGCAGGCCACTCACGATCTGGAATCCGAAAAGCTCTTCTTCCATGCCAAAACGGAAGCTTATCGGGCATTTCTCAGCACGGCATCCGAGTATATGGCAGACCCTTCCGCAGAAAATACGCTGCGGATGAACGCCGATTGCTCCTATGCCGTCCTTTTTTCCAGTCCCAAAACGCAGGACGCTCTGAGCACTTACGGAAAAAGCATGATTCTTTCCATGTCAGATCCGGATTCCAAAGGGCTGTCCGATGAATTTGTTCGCGCTCAGATCGCCGCTATGCACGCGATGCAAGAAGAGTTAAGCACGACAATGCACCCCACACCGCTAAAATAATTGCCAGCGTTTCAAGTCCGACCCCAATGTCCTGAAGAACATCGTTGTCTTTCTCGATTCCTACCACAAATAGTCCGGTTCCTGCTGTACTGAGCGCCGCTGCCAATATGCTGACTGCGATGCACAGAGCTTCTTCGTTTACCATCGACCTTCCTCCTCCCTCACGCACTCTTCGGCGGGTCAGTTGTGAAAATCTCGTGAAGTTTAATGGTACTTTACGACACTTTGTATCCCTTTGATGAAATCATAGGTACTCTGTGGGAAAATAGCTCGTTTGCCTTTTTGCCGCCAGCCCCTTATACTGTCAATATCTCGACAGAAAGGGGGTCATTTCATGGCAAATTCAAAGCAGACCAGCAAGGCCGTCGCAGGCAAGGCGTCTTCCATTTTGCGCGATAAACGCTATGGCTCTAAAGTAAAGAGT